TTTCTTCCATCCAAAGCTAATGCTGCAAGCTGTGTTGGCTGGGTTTTATTTGGGTTACGAGATCCAGTTTCAAAGTCAAATACAATATAGTCTCTATTCGCCATTTTTAAATTCCTTTATTTTCATGAGTTTGTCTAGGAGATTAATTCCTAAGACATCAAACTTGACATGACCAAGAGCTTCAAGGTCGGTCATTTCTAATCCTGCAATCTTTTCTGTTGATCCTCGCTGTTTTACCATTGGACATACTTTGTGTAATGGCTCCTTAGAAATCACTACACCAGCAGCATGTTTACCTTGGGTTTTAAAAGTACCCTCAATATCAATAGCTTGCTGGAAATACTCAGCGTAGTCTCCATCCAATTTTCCATTTTCTAGAATCTGGCAAAAGTCACGCAGTTCATCTGGACGATTGATTAATGCCCAGCGAATAATTGAACGATCCTCTTCATCCATTTCTGCCAACTGGTCAGAGATTTCTGCTTCATTTGGTACGCTCTTTGTTATAGCGTTCATCTCGCTAAAAGAACAAGCTTCATTAACACGCAATACTTCTTTAATTGCACTACGACCCTGAAGTCTACCGAATGTAATCATTTGGCTAACATGTTCATGTCCATACTTATTCTTTAGATATGTAATAACATCGTCACGCTTTTTGCCTGGAACGTCCATGTCAATATCTGGAAGTGATATATGATCAGCAGAGTTTCGTCCAGCGTTATAGAATCTCTCAAAAAGTAGATCGTATTCTACTGGATCAATTTGCGTTACGCCGATAAGATATGAAATCAAGCATCCTGCCGCAGAACCTCTACCTGGACCGCTCATCCATCCAGAGTCATTGACATAACGAATAATGTCTTGTACAATTAGGAAGTAACCGAATAGATTTGCATCCTTGATAACCTGTAGCTCAGTGTTAAATCTATCAAGATACTTTTGCTTATCCTCTGGCTTCTTAACTTTGCCAGTCTGCACCAAATGTTTTTTCCACCCTTCTCTAGCCAAGACCTTGAGATATTCTTCTTCAGATAGATTATTTGGGCACTCAAACTTTGGAAGCATTGGCTTGTTGAGGATATCATACTCTTCGCACTGTTCATAGATTTCTTGCAATGTTTTTGAGTCTTTGCCCTTAATAATGTATTTATTATCATTGACAAAGTAATCTAGAAGCTTGCTATCTAGTTCATTCTTTCTAATACTTTTTTGTATCTTGGGAAGCGTAGTCTTTGCTTCTGAACACAAAAGAATCCTGTGAAGATTTGCATGTTCTTGCTTCGTGTAATACGATGGCTTAATGTCAGTATTTTTAAGATATATTAGGTTGTTTTTCTTAATTACACTCATGGCAAAATCACGATCAATGTTTCCATCTTCGTCTAGAGATGAAACCATTTCAATCAAATCGTACCAACCGCCTTTGTTCTTTGCGAATATAATACCACTATCAAAGGAGCAACCAATTATTGGCTTGACTCCAACTTTTTTGCAAGCTTGAAAGAAAGATACTGATCCAGAAATAGTTTTATAATCAGCAATACCGCAAGCAGGATAGCCATTTTCTGAACAAATTTTCGCAAGTTCTGACGGTTTTGAGAAACCTTTTAGTAGACTGTAATGTGTAAAATTAATCAACGGATACCAAGACATATTTTCTCCGATAAAAGTTCAATGCGTATGTACTATTGTACTCAAATGGTCCAAGTTTTGCAATGGCTATGGGTTGAGTTCTTCAACCTTATGACCAGTTCTAGCCAGTAACTCATCAACGATATCACGAAGGCTAGCAATGAAGATACCAGTTCCACCACTACTAGCTAATGAAAAAGCAGCAACTAGCCTATTGCCATAAACGAAACATGCGGCACTTCCACTATCACCCATTTTAATATCTGCCCACCAAGCGTCCCTACGTGGGTCAATTGGAACCATCATACCGCCTCTACACGCATCAACACGAGATGAAGCCCAAGAGGTGTCACAAAGACTTGTAAACTTCTTCTTAAACTTAATCATTGGTGGCTCAGTACCTCTAGGATAATGCAATGGTGGTCCTGGTAAATTAGGAAGTAATTCTGGCCAATTCTTTGGCAGTACTAGTGCTGGTCTTGTTTTAGCATCTTCTTTCAATGTTGCAATGCCAACATCTAACCCATACCATCCAGCTTCAACGCTAGCAACTTCTACAATTTCACCACTAGCAAGTTCCATCTTTTGTCCTACAGATGGCATGTAATGTCTTACATGAAGTGTGTGCCTTGGCGAAATCAAAAGACCATTTCGTGACCCAATACAAACGGGTCCAATATCTATATCGCCAGGAAATGTATCATTTGCTAGACGAGAATCAATACTGCGAGTAAATTCAAGTTCAAGAAGTGATAGTTCATATGGTACTTCACCGCCATCTCTTAAATCCCAGCCATACTCTACCAGTTCTTTATGTCTTTCTGCAACATATGGAGAGTACTGAGAATCTGCTAAGTCTACTTGAACCATTGGAGTTGGTAGTGTTCCAGCCTTCATTTGATCATAAAGGTTAAGAATAAGTTCATCATAGAACTTTACTTGCATATTACTTCCACCACCGAAAAAATTATTAAAAGCATCTGGACTTCTAGCAGAACTAAAATCCCACTCACTAAGACCAATACCGCTATAGTTTTTAGCACCCCAAAAACACTGTCTAAAGTCACGAACCTTAGATGTGTTAATTTTTGCCACATTAAATCTCATGCTTTCACATGATTTATAGAATGCAGCCATGCTAATATTTTTACTGCCATCAAATTCTGGTTCAGCGTTTAGATTCCTGCAACCAGAAAACATACCAGCATAATTCACAGATTCTACTTTCTCGTCTGGAGGATTAATAACCACCCTCAAGTTAATATTACTGTTAAGAAAACAGTTTACAAACTTTTGATTCATTGGGGCATCTATAATTAGTTTCACACAATCTGGAGAAAGTGTGCCCTGATCAAAATTCTCAAAAGCCTTGTTTAAAGGTTCTTCTTTTTTAACAAACGAGAAAGTAGTCTCTGATGATCTATACATTTTAAAGCTCCTCAATCCCTGATGGGTCTGGAATGGTTTCTTCTGGTTTAACTGGATCTGAAAGTTCCCTGATTAATGAAACAGCAAACCCAACAGGTACTCTAGGTGGAATTGTATCAGACGTTGTAAATGAAGCAACGGCTGGATCGCTAACATTACCAGCATCATCTACGTCTACAAGAGTAATTACAACGTGAACATTCTCTTCAAAAGAAAATTCACCAAAGTTAGAAGTATTTGCTGGATAGGATTTTACAGTTGGCTCACCATCACCAGCAACTACTGATAGTCTTCTTTCTACCACATCTGAGTCTAGTGGTAATCCACATTGGAATTCATAAACTAGTGACATATTTATACTCCTTATATTCCAGATGGGCCTGGAGTTGGTGGTGCAGATGTTGTTGTATTAGGAGCAGACGTTGTAGTTACTACAACTGGAGATTCTGTCGTCGTTTCTAATGCTGGTGGAGGGGGTGGTGCAGGTGTTGGTTTTACATCATCCACTTCTCTCAACAGCGAAACCTTAAACCCACCTGGAATTCTTGGTGGTATTGTATCTACAGCTTGAAACTGTATTGTAGCTGGTTCACTTTCATTGCCAGCGTCATCTACATCTACAAGAATAAGCACAACGTCGTCACCCTGCTTAAAAAACAGTTCACCAAAATTGCTTGTATTTGACGGATATGATTTAATTGAAACATCATTACCGTTAACATTAACACGTAGGCGTCGTTCTACTACGTCTGAATCAACAGGAGTTTTGCACAGCAGTTCATATACTAATGCCATTTTATCGTCCTTTCGTAAAAATTTTTCTTTGAAAAAAGATGGTTGTTGAATTCTTTGTCGTTTGCGAATATTTGATAGTAGCATGTATGATCCAACGAGGATCAATGCTAGAAAAAAAACAAATGATACATTATCTATAGTTACCAAGCTTTGCATGACCAGTATCTAGCCTTCCACTTTGGCCCAGGATTGTCGCAGTTATGTCTAGCACGAAAACTCTTACGACGCTCTGGAATATTCTTCTTAATCTTCATGTTTGGATCGCCAAAGTTTACCTTAACGACATTACCCTTTTCATTCTTAACATATACGCTAAACTTCTTTGGGCCTTTTGGAGTTCTAAAAGGTTTGTTTAGTGTTACTTTTTTACCTTGGTATTCCGAAGCTTTACCAACGTATCTTAGAATCCTACCGTTTTTACGATATACACCCTTTCTATTATAGGTATACACTTCCCCACTCATGGGGTCTTCATATTCGAATTCTGCGTAACTTTCTCCTTCGTCGCCCTCTTCTTTTGGCTTGTTGGCTTCTACGAAATCATAAATGTTTTGAATGTAAACTTCTGACTTTGAGATCATATCTTTAGTCCAGTCTTCAAACTTTACACCTTCAAGATATTCCTCAATTTCCATAAGCTGGTGATGCATCTTCATAAGTTGCTCACGCTGCATCTGACCTTCTTCGTATTCTGCCATAGTCTGCTTCCATAAGGACTGAGCCTTTTTCCACGCTTCTGGATCTGGACGATCTGGATCGCCTTTCTTAGCTGGTTTATAATTCTTGCCTTCACGCTCTTTCTTCTTGCGAATATTTTCCCATAATCCAGGCTTTGCTACTGACACATCCCACTCTTCTGTTTCTTCGCCAAAATCCACGTATTCAGCATTAGATGGAACATAAAAATTCTCTTCGTCAATCTCTTCTTCATATCCATAAACTTCCATCTGAATTTGGAAATCTGCTGCTTCTATACATCCACAATCCTCAGTTGCCCGAGAAATACATACGGCAACCCTCTGCTTAGAATCTGGATATTCTGTTTTCATTTTTTCATCACCCATACAACGAGCAACGAAGGCGTCTTTCTGTTCATTTCTATCTTTTTTTGGAATTGGCATAGTTTTCTCCTAATTAAAAATGGCTGATGCACAGCTAGTGCATATTGTGTCATAGGATTTTTGGATTTGTTTTATATGCTCCTCTTTGCCCCAAAAATCTCTTAATTTTTGTGTTTTGAAATCACCAAATTTTATCTCCATCTTGTAATCATTACAACACAAGAAACATTCGCCGTTTGCATTAACATGAATCCATCCAAACGGTCTTCCCCCATTTGCTCCATTCATGCATCCAACAACCTTCTTATTTTTATAATGTCTCTCTATTGCGTATTTATTGGTAATTACATGGTCTATATTTCCAGCACGATCTACTAGATGCGGCATTTTAAATACATTAGCTTCTGGAAACATTTGTTTAGCCAGATTGAATTGTTTTTCATTTTCATCATCTTGTAAATCTGATGGAAAATTTTCTCCTTTTTCTGTCCAGTCATTCTCAGGATCATATCCGTTGACTTGAATTGACAGTTCCATTGTAGAGTTATCTAGAAAATACCTGATATTTTCAATTAACCTATTAAACATCTTTGCTGGTAGATTGACTCTTTTGGACCATATCTCTGGCTCAAATGCTGGAACATTTAGGCATATACCAGATAATGTTCCTTGATACTTGTTTATTAGATCTGTTTTAACGGGGGTTAGAGTTGTTCCATTGGATAGAACCATAAAAATGAAATTATACTTCTTAGATAGCTGTAATAGTTCTTCAAAATGTTTGTATAAAAGAACTTCATTGTAGTGAGAAGTATAGAATCCGTTGAATTCTGGGTGAACTAATCCATTTTCTTTTTCTTGTATTATATCTGCAAATATTTTTTCTATCAAGTCTGGAGACATTTGGTTTTTTGTCTCTTCTGGATTGCCAACATATCTAACCGGACAGAACCAGCATCCAGCATTACAAGACCCGTTTGGGTCAAGTTGCATATCCCTTATTTTATACTTTTGAATGTCTTGCTTTATTAGGTCTATCATTTAATTCCGACTTTCTCTTTTGCAAGTTGCAATATGTTATCAATGCTTCCGCTTGGAATCTTGTCTTTGAAGTGTTCATACGTACCTTTGATCATTTCGTGTTCTGGGTCTTGTGTTAATTCAAGCCATCCAATAAAATAGTTCCATATTCTATCTTCTAGAATTAGTGGATATTTTACACCGTTTGGTCTTCCAAATCTATGTAGCCATCCAAGTTGTGGTATACATATGTTTCTGCCTCCATTTTGTCTAAATTTTTCTGCCATATAACCTTCTTCTGCACCAAATCCTTTAAATTCTTGGTTTATCCCAGGCCAGTTTTTTTTCTCAAAAGAGCATAAACCCATTCCTTGTAATCCAATTTCAAAAGGTTCTCCTGTTTTGTATCTTTCATCCGTTCCCCAAACCCCAAACATATGACCGCTCCATTTTGGATCAAAATGAGTGGCTACATTAATTTGATTATCATAGACTAGTGGTCCTTGTAGTAAGTCTTTGCAGTCTGGATTTTTCAAGTAGTACAATAGCAGTGCATCAATCGCTCCAGGTACTAGTAGTACGTGACAGTCTAGTATTAGAATGTATTCACCAGAAGCATAATCTACAATTTTATACTTGTTGAAAGAGCTTAATTGACCAGTGTTTTCTATATATTTCTTGTCTTGTTCGTGGATTGATTCTACAAATTTCTTTGTTGCCTTCCCACTTGCGCTCTCTGGGTTTCCATCAATTACGATAAATTCTACATTATTAGATTTGCATATGTTGTGATACATCCTAAGAGCTTGTATGGTGAAAAATACACCATCAAAATCATCGTAAGTTGCCATTCCAACGGTTAATAGTTTTTTCATTTCCTTTATCCTGGTGCTGAATAATATCCTATGTCAAAACCTTCCCTCGTACAACTTTTGAGGGTGTTTTCCATACCGTGTTCTTTTAAATGCTTCTCTATATGTATACACATACTGTCTTCTGTTCCTGGCCAATTGTTCTTATGATAGTGGCAAAGATACTTGCACTTGAAATTTGTCCTACTTGGATCAACTGGCTTTGGGTTAATATTGTCTCTAATTTCTTGAACACGTTCCTTTAACATGTCAAGGAATCTACGTTCGTCCTCTGGACCAAAACATAGACTGAATGGTGCAGGATCTACATCGCCATCTTTATTCTTGTAGAAGAAAATGCTCATAATACGATTTGGGAATTCTGGATATAGTTTGGATATAGCATAGAAGTATAATAGCAACTGTGCGTCATTTTCAAGCTTCTTATAATCCTTAACTTCTCCAGTGGCCCAGTCCATGCGGCGACCTGTTTTCCAGTCGATCACCTCTATTGTATCATCATTTATCAAGGTTACAAGGTCAATTGTACCCTTAATTGCGAGTTGTCCTTGAACTTTTTTACCATTGATTTCGTACTCAAACTTTGCCCAATCTTCTTCAATTGGAATATCGAAGTGTGGTTCTGGATGGTGTATATTTCTATTTCTAGGATCAAACAATCCATCAGCATGTTTTAAAAATGTCCAAACAGTATTCGATACATCTGCCTTGTCACCTTTGTAAAATTTGTGATGAGACTTTGAACCGTATGCTTCAATACTCATCTCGACCAACTTGTCAACAGTTTCATCGTTAAATAGTTCTTTCTTTGGAAACCTTACTTCGCCAAGAGCATCGTCATTAACTTTTAGTATCTTTGCTCTTGGGTTATCTTGCATGTGCTTTTTTAGTCCAGCTAGAACTTCCATGACTTTGTGAGCCATAGTTCCAAGCTCTGCTTTCTTGCCACTTTTTTGATAATGACCAAGCACGTATGTAATAAAATACTGCATTTCACAGTAAGCGTAATTATTGTAAGATGAACTTCTAACGTATGTAACTATCATGATTTTTCCTTTAGGTGATTGTAAAGCTCTTTTACCTTCACGATAAGTTCATCAATACCTTGTTTATCGTTATCAATTATGTCTGTGAAGGGATAATTGTCTAATGCTATTTCGCTGGAATGATTGTCTTCTGTGATTTTCCTAGTCAGTCGCAAAACTTTGCCTCCAGCATCTTCAATAGCTTTTGCTTCATTTGGAAAACGAACGTCTGCAATAATTGCAAATTCTGATTGTTCTTTCTTGATTTTGTTTATGCAGGCATTTACCCATATGGGCTGATGTATTTTACGCATTATATCAGTACCAAAGAACTGCATAAATTCTCTGGCAGTCATTGCTCCGCTTTTTTTCTTGCTTCCAGGTATATTTTTCCATAGAAGATGTTCTTGTACTTCATTCTTTTGTTCGTCAGTTCCGTAAAGAGATCTGAACGGAATATCAAATAGATTCATGCAGATAGACTTTAAACTATCAGCAAAACTGTAAAGCTTTACGTAAGGCCACATATTATTCTCTGCGTATTCTACAAATTGCTCGTCTTGTCTATGAACCCAGAAATACCCCCAACCTTGTTCTCCCTTAGAATTACTCGTTGATATTTTTAGCTGCCCCTTGGAATCTATTGACCAATCTTGTATTAGTTCCTTTTCTTTTAGTATTATGCCATGAATAATATTGGCAACTGTATTTTTACCAGCTTGTTTTCTACCTGAAATTCCAAGAATTTGAGTCATTAGTATAGTCCCTTTAGTTGTTCTAGTATAACCTTTATGTCTTTAACTTTCATGTCGCCAATATCTTTTGTAGTCATTTTAGGGAATGTTAGTTTATACATTCTGCTAAACTGTCTCTTAATCTGAACTTTGGATTCTCTTCCAGCCTGATCATTATCTGTTAGTATAACCAAGTGCGTTATTGGTAGCTTGTTAATCTTGTCTTCTTGCTGCTTAGTAATAGTTTTACCAAATATACTAACCGCATTCTTTACTCCTGCTTCGTAAAGCCTCCACACATCGCCCTGCCCTTCTACTATAAACAACGCATGTGTTTTATTTACAGTCTCAATTGCTCTATGGTAGTTGTATAGGAAGTATCTCTTGTCAAACCCTTTTGGGTAGAATAGAAACTTTGGACTTTTATATTCCTTTGTTGCTCTACCTATTGCCGCTACAATATTCTTGCCATCATCGCTATGAATAGGTATAACCGAGCGGTCATACATTATGCCGTTTTCTGAGCAATCGCCAACATTGAAATGTTTTAGAGTGCTTTTCCTAAAGCCTCTAGAAGCAAAATATTCTGATGGGTATTCACACTTGAATTCAAGGTCAATAAACTTATGCTCTACTGGTTTCTCTTCTTGTGTCAATACTTTTATTGCGTCAAAGAAATCATCTTCTTCTATATCTTCTTTTACTTCTTTTGGTTCGTATTTGCCACTCTTTATTTTGAGTAATTTGCATACCCATTTTAGTACATCTGAAAAGGTTTTTTCTGATCCGCTCTGTGTTGATAATGTTCCACCTATTAGCCCAAATAAATCATTTTGATAATGTTGCTGACAATCTCTAGTCCAGCACTTCCATATGCCTTTATCAATAGCAAATGACAATCCTTTTGGGTTATCACTTCCTTCATGGATTGGGCACTTGCAGTAAATATTATCACCTAGCACTTCGTAATCTATATTTAGATTCTTAAATACTAGTTCAGCATTGTCATTCAGTTTCTTCTTGATCTTCTTCAAGTCCATTTTTAATCTTCTTTAATGAGTCTCCATCAACTAATCCCGTATCGCCCACTGGTGCATTCTTTATTTGGTTTCTTGTTCTGAGTTCAATAAGTTTAGCATGAGAACCTTGCATAACCATATTGATGTAATCACCGTCATCAAGTCCAGCACCGTGCCTAGATACGATTGGTACAAGTTTTCTATTGCCAGCATTTGGACCATCCTCCGCTAGTTCTTCTGGAGATTTAATCTTAAAGATGGAGAAGGATGTACATAACCAGATAAGTCTATCTGATCCAGATACGGCATCTGTGCTTTCCTTGGTTATACCATCTCTATTCAATTGCACAAATGATAGACAAGGAATGTCTAGCTTAACGCATAAATTATGAAGAGAAGTAATCTGGAATCCCAACGCTTGATACTCTTGGATATTATTCGTTATAGATGTTGATGACATTAGTTTCAAATAATCATAAACAATGAGACAGTCGTTGGTTTTTCCATACTCATCGGTCTTGACTTCTTGAACCACCCAGCGTTTAATTAGATTCAGAATCTGATCAAATGGCTTACCAGCAACACTTACATAACTATAAGGTATGGATTCAATCTGCTTCATAGCATCAAGAACCTGTTCGTGTTTTTCTGGATCATCTACAAATTGTCCAGTAGCAATCTCATTAATAGGTACACCGCTAAGGTTAGCTAGCAGTCTATTAAAATGATCTTCCTTCGACATTTCTGTGTCTAGAACTAGAACTGGTGTGAACCTAGAAGATACATTTAGTGCTACGTTGTCAGCGAATACAGACTTACCAACCTTTGGTCGTGCTGATACTAGATCGACACATTTCCTGCGTAACCCGCCACCAATAGCTTTGTCATAATTAGTAAAACCCGTTGGTATACCAATGATATCGCACTTGTTTTCTGCCAAGAAGTCTACATATTCTTGAATGCCTTCGCCAATCTTCTCTGGTAGATCACCATTATCATCTTCTCTTAGAAAGTCCGTGACTGGATTCTCTAGGATCTGAATGATATCATTGATTGATTCAGTACCATTAATATCGTCTACATCTTTGCTAATCTTACTGGTTAGCTTTTTGATCTTCCTAGCAAATTCAAACTTCTTTATCTGAGCAGCGAAGCTTACGACGTTATCTTTATGGATTGGGTAGTTCATCAATGACTTGATGTACTTTAGTTCCTGAGCCGTATTTATTGACTCAGAAAAGCCCAATTGTGAAGCGGCAGACAGTATTGACGCAACGTCCACAGATTGATCATTCTGGACAATCTTTTCTATGCATTTATATAGAATCTGATTGTTTGCATGATCAAACGTTTCGTGACTTATAATGTCAGAAACTAGAACGTATGCATCAATACCATACTGCACAAGAGCAGCTAGAACTGCTCTCTCTGCTCCAACATCATTTAACTCAGCCATGTTACCTCTTGCTTCCGCATCGGTTGCATCGGTAATATTCGCCGTACACAAAACGTGAATCTACCTTGAATGACTTACCGCACGAAGCACACTCAACATCCACCTTTCTAGGTGGTGATCGTCGTCGTGGCGTTGGCTCAATGTCTGGAGTGGAAATATCACGAAATTCTCCAGTATCTTCCCAACGATTTTCTCTACCTCTCACGGTTTCTCTCCTTTTATTATTTGGAATTGATGTTTCTTTTTTAATGTTACTGATACAGTTTTCTGATATATTTTTCTTGACTTGCTTGTTTACTTCTTCTGGTACAAACTGGTTAGCGATACTATTTGTGTCAGACAAAGCGTCTAGTAAAGCTTTCTTTTGCTCAGTGCTTAATGTCTTTACGAAATCTTCCATACTCATAGTCTTTTACCTTTCTCAAGTAGAATGTCTGCCTTTCGTTTTATTTCATAGGTTTTACCATCTAGTGATTGTAGTCTATTTTCAGCAATTAGCCGCATCTGCTCTAGTTTTGCTGCATAACTATTCTCCTTGGATAATATGTGTTTCTTTGATTCGTGCTTGGTATACTGACCAAACATATCTGAATGCTGTGCTATGAGCCGCTCCATCTGCTCAGTACACCAGTTGAGAGCAATTTTGTTCTTGTTAACTTCGTCTTGAATATATGAGGCATAATTGTACAACGTGTAAGCGACATTAAATGTCTCTTCTTGATTTAGTTTGGATAGACTTTCTGTACTCATATCTGCATACAAAAGGAACTCTTCTTTGAATGATGCAAACTTAGTATTAGTCTCATTGATATAATTATCAATGGACTCAATGTGCTGCTTTAGATCTTCAGTTGCTGACAATTTGCTGTCTCCAAATATCTTTGTTATCGGAATATTTCAATGTGGTAACGTGTATACGGTTCAATCGGCACCACTCTATTTTATCTTCATCTTTTGCTTTCGCAAGCACAAAGTCTGCCTTGGTCTTGTGAAAAAATGGAGTGTACTCATAGTGCTGTTGACCATGAATCTCAAAAGCTCTAAAGATTTGGGGTATGTAAAAATCTAAATACAGCACACCTTTACGATGCGTAGCTGTACTGCCTGGAAGTTTGACTTCCTCTAGGAGATTATAGCTGTGAAAGATTTCACTTAACAACTCTCTTGCTCTAAGATGAAATTTTGATCTTGGTCTTACGTTGTCTTTTTTCATGTAGTACGGGTTTAGGTTCCATACGTACTCTCGTCCATTTATTCCTAATACCTTCATATTTTATCCTGATTTTGTAACGTATTAGGTATACCAATGCAGCTAGTATACCCTTGATATTATCATTTAAGAAACCTATACCTTGATTGCAATCAAAACAAATCCACCCCCTAAATACAAGCAGATCGTGATCATGATCGCAGTAAAAACTGCTGTCAGACATGTCTTTTTTACAACATTGACAATGGCTTGGTTTTTCTGGGGCGCTCTTTTTGATGCCTCTTAGTGTCTTAGCATCTTTACTACAACACTCTTTACATCTAGAATAAACTGCACCACGATCTTTTCTATACTCTGTTAACGGCTTGTCAATGTTGCATATTCGACATATTTTTGTTTCTATACTCACTAGTATAGTTCCTTGATTTTTTCGTAGATAAATTGGGCAACTTCGTTATTGTTATTCAAGAATTCCAAAACGCTATTTGAACCTTGAAACTTGAAGAACCTTTCGATATCTTCTGGTTTTTCGCCAACACTATTGTCTGTCAGGATCTTAGCTATAATTGGATGTTGTGGTTCATCAACCGCACACTGGATTGTATACCACGCCCCAGCAGTTTTAATTAGTCGGAATTCACAAGCAATTTGTACAACCTCTTGCACTTCATCAATACCAGTACCATACCTAATCCAGCTTTCAGCCGTGCTATTAGGTCTGCCGCCAGCACAAGAGGTTTTAATATTCCAGTTGGCAATTTGCCCAACATGAGGGCCACTATCCTTGGGTACTTGCCACTTTCCACGATGAGTGATAATCATATTAGTTCCAGCCTGATACTGTAACATGTTGCCACAATCTGCCATCTTTGCTGGAGCGTATGGAGATCCACCAGTATTGGCGATATTATGCGTGATACACAGAAGCAGTACTTTATTCTTCATAAGTGTGCCACTGATACGTTTGAAGAACATAGATAGAAGTCGAGGCAAAGCGTTTCGCACACCTGTCCTGACTTCACCTTCTAGTTCACACGCTGGAACCATATTAGATAATGAGTCCGTGATAATTAAACAGCCTGGATCATTGTTGATATAGTACTCAATGATATTTAGAAAATCTTCTGCTGACAGAACTTTATCATCCGTTGACTGGATGACGATGATATTGTCAGGTTCTAGACCTTTAATCCCAACGAAATTCTGCTCAGACATTCGTCCTTCAGTGTCGATATAGATCACACGCTTACCCTTCGCTTGACACTTGGAAGCAAAGTGTAATGCTGTAGTAGTCTTGCCGCTCTTTGGATCTCCAGTCATAACAACTACAGATCCTTCACGAAGACCGCCACCAAGAGCAATATCTAGTGCTGGAGATACACCGATAACTTGTAGGTTATTGATGTTATCTAGAACTTCTTTGCCACTCCTTACGACATCTCCATACTTACTAACAATCGAACTACTAACAACGTCGCTCGCAAATTTTGTAGACGTAACCTTTTTCTTGCTCATAGATTCCTCAATTTATTTAACATAGACTTGCCTTTGGAGGCAGATTGTGTTTTCCTAGTCTTAACTTCTTGCTTTTCTTCAACAATATCAATATTGACCTCTGGAGGCTTCTGCTTTGCTTCTTCCACCTTCTTATGATACAACGCAATGACCTTTTCTGCAAGCGGATTTATTTTCCACCCACGACCATTTTGAATTCCTAGAACTAAAAGCTTGTCAAAGTCTTTAGAATCAATAGCTTTGAGTATGGCTTCTTCGCTATACTTCTTTTTTAAAGCTCTGGCGGCATTAAACTGTTTCATCCAAATCCAATGGTTTGGATCGCCTTTAGTCCAGAATTTATATCCTGGTCTTGGTAGCTTCATCCTCTCGGCACGACGCAAGACTAAAAGTTCAGCAACGTATGCCTCAAATGTACAATATTCACCAGTGTGAATGTGCTTGTACTTATGAGTTTCAGACCACTGCTTTTGATAATCTTGCTTAAATAGAGAGGGTCTGTTCTTTTCTTTTTCCATGATATACAATAGCTTCTTCAAAACAAGTGTCAATTTTATCTTCGTAAGATTGTTCTTCAATTAATTCTGGGGTTAGGATCATCGTCTTTTTTACAGAACAGTCTTTAATTTTTCCTATCGTAAAACATTGCTTTGTCTTTCCTCCGAATTGACCCTTTACGGATCTGATCAAGTATACCCCATCACACTCAGGTGTGTCAACAGTTATCGAATTAGATCTAAATCTCAAGCCTATTTTGTCAATTGTTACGTTGTTTTCATCAACGTATTCTTGAAAATCATACCAATCGTTATAGTCTCTAAGATATATCTCTTTTTCATCGGATGTGGTAATGACTACCCATATCTTACGTTTTTCATCATGAGATAATGATGAATACCACTTTCTCCAATTTTCATAACCAAATATGTACTTACTCATTGTGTTTTATTACCGTTGTGCAATTTCTTGTTTTTGTTGTTGATCTATTTTTTCTAGTAGCATCGCTCATAGTTGATGCATTTTCTGTCATTGTAACCACTCCAGGTCTTCTTGCAAATTGTTCCCCAATAGTGTTTGTTTTTGGGTTTGCATTTTTTAAGTTCTTTTTGATATAGTTTTCAACAGAAGACTTTGGTCTGTCTAGATCTGTTGCAATTTGAGCAACGTCTAGTGTTGAATAATTGTTTTCAATATAGAAGCCTTCCACTTTTCCGATTGGTCCTTTTTTAGCCATTGATAAAACTCCTTTGCGATCTTGTCAAGTAAAGTGAATTTCTTGTTTGTAAATACATTATATAGTAATCAAATGTCTGTTTGGATACTCTTTTTAGTTTCAATGCCAAAGTATTTTCTCTGTGAGAATCTATTCCATATGGATCATATGGCGAATTGTTCTGAGTAACTATAGAGTATGTTTTTTGGTACTTGTCTTTTCCAACATTTGCTTCTGTAAAAGTTGCGAAGACTTTTTCCTTTTCTGATTCACAAGTTTTACCAAGCTTGTTGTATAGTTCTTCTATTTTTTCGGTTTTTTTCTTGTCAACTGTTTCAACGTATTTCATTTTTTCCCTTCTATTATATATCTAGTTTTTTGAGCCTCAGTCATATTATTTATTTCTTTTTTTGTGGCATTACCAGCAAACGAGAGAGGGGAAGAAACTTCCCGCTCTCTCTTAGCTGCGCTTGACTGGGATTCAATTTCAGATCTCTTGTAACTGCCCAACTTTTTCCAGTTACTATCTGCTGCTTGTCCAATGGTTTTAACATCTTTCATGAACGATCCAAGACCACCATATATTACTCTCTGTAAAGAATTTTCCCCACACCTTGGGCATTTTGTTTGTGCTTCAGCATGAATAGATTCTTGTACATCTACCATCATGTAATTGCATGATTCGCATCCGTAGTCATATAACATATTCGTTCCTAACAGACTTGATTAAAATGTAAAAAAGAAATGTTTTTGATTTGTAAATATTACCTTGCATCCAAGTTTGCTCTCTACTTCTTGTTCTGTTTTGTAAACTTGTAGATGTGCTTTGTATGGTAGCCTGATTGGTACGCTACCAATGATTGTCGTTCCTATTTTTTTTAGCTCATGCAATACTTTATCTGGTTGTTCTAGATGTTCTAGAGTTTCAAATAAAAATATTACATCAAAAGTTTCCGTGTTATCTTTTAAGAAGTCTTGTATAGTTTTAGTTATGATCTTTTTTGGAATAGATGTCTTAGTATCTGTAGCAATCTTTGTTCTTACGGGTGAATAGTCTACTCCTGTGTAGCATGAAGCTCCAAGTTTTTCAACAATGGAAGCTAATCTACCATCACCACAACCAGGATCTAGAATAGTTTTACCAGTAATAGACTTGATTTCACAGTGTTCTAGACATTTCTCTACAATGTCCACAAAACCTTCTTTAATTGAAGAATAGTATCTTGGGTGTGAATTGTAATGAGATAGTAATTCTATTTCTCTTTGGCTATTTTCTAGCATAGGTGCTGTCTCCTTATGATTCTAGCGCATTAAGCACATATCTCAAAATACCATTCCTCTGTATGTCATGATACTCTAATCGACAGATCCCAACACCTTCCATGTTGGAAAGTTTGTCAAGACAGTATGCTAAACCGCTTCTATCATATAGATCAGTTTGCCTTGTGTCGCCATTAATGATAACCTTAGAATTTTGACCCATTCTAGTTATAAACATCTTGATTTGGTCAAGTGTGCAGTTTTGAGCCTCATCAAGAATCATATAAGCATTATGAAAAGTAGAACCTCTCATTGTTTCCAATGGTTCAAATCTTATTCTTCTTTGATTAAAAAAGTGACCGAAGTAGTCTCTGCCTAGAAAGAATCTAAGATTTTCTTCCATTGGTTGTAGATAAGGTTTTATCTTGTCATTAATCTCTCCTGGCAAAGATCCTAGATCTTTACCAGTACATACTAGAGGTCTAGTTACTATTATACTATCTATCTTGTCTCTTCTGATGTGATCTGATGCAACACCAGCAGCGATGAAAGATTTACCAGTTCCAGAAGGTCCAGTACAAAAGATGATGTCGTCTTCTATAATTGATCTGATGTAATTTTTTTGATTTTCAGTTTTAGCCTCTAGTGCATTGGTTTGACTAGCGTTGTTCTTCTTGTTTTTTTTATTTACCTGTGCTGCCAAAGCCGTTGTCTCCTCTTTGTGAGGAACCTAATGTGTCGCTTAACGATAAGGATACAAGAGGAACCTCTTGGAATATAATCTGAGCGATTCTATCCCCATGTTTTATTTGTACTACTTCCTTAGAAGTGTTGTACAAACAAACCATTATCTCTCCTCTATAGCCAGAGTCAATTACTCCCGCTAATACGTCTATCCCACTTTTTACAGACAGGCCAGAGCGTGGCCAAACTAGACCAGCAAAATGGTCTGGCATTTCAAGTGATATTCCTGTCTTGACAGTTTGTCTTGATTGTGGTGCTATGATCAAATTTTCAACTGAGTATAAATCAAAACCAGCATCATATTCATTTGCTCTAGTTGGAAGCTTTGCTGATTCATCAATGAGTCGCACTTTCACTTTATTAACACTAGTAATTTTTAGAGGTGAAAATATGTTCATGTTGTCCTTTCTTAGCGAATTTCGCAAGACCCTCCAGAACAAGCCCATTCTTGTTCTACTTTAACATTATTCTGTTCTTCAATAACGTTTGTGTATTCAACCTCCTTATATTCTCTATTCATATCTAGCCAATCCTTATAATTATACACATCCTTCATACAGTATGTAAGCTGTTTTAGATCGCCTTCCATATACTTATCGGCAAATTTTTGGCATCGCTCCATATAAGCTTTTTTCTCTGTGCCTTTCATCTTTTGACCAAAACCTAAAAGACTGTCACAAGCGGCCCACAGATTATCTTCAAATAACTGTAGACCAACTTCAATCAGGCCACTTACAAACATAGCAGCATCACCATATCGTTGAATCTGTTCGCTTGGTAAGTATACAGTTGTAAACGGTGCCTGTGCGTAGTCTTTATCACCAGCAATAGGAAGTAATGATACACCGCAGAAATACTGGCGATTGTCATAGATAAAATCTGTTACAGCATCCCATTCCTCTGGCTTTACATTGATAGTATTTGATACGTTATGTACTAGCCAAGGCTGTGTGCATAGTTCTTTGTTAGTTCCGCTCATAACCCAGTTCTGCTGTGTACTCATTACATATTCAAGTAATTCGGTTGCACATACTTTATTCTTTAGCTTAGATCCATCTGGTACTTCTACGCAAAATGCAACAACATCATCAGTATCATTATTTGACCAAACTGATTCGGCACATGCTCTTGGATTGATCTCTCTAAAGTATTGATAGATTGGTTCCATCTTGTTAGCCTGAACACGACGAATATAACGTTTGGCATGATGAGGGTGAATACCAGAGGATGTTCCAAGAATACAACTTGATGTACCTTCTGGCTTAACACAAGTAGTACGTGCTGCTTGATTGATTCCAATCATCTTTGCTACTCTAGCGTTAGTTTGCTTAACAATGTCAGCACCAGTTTTCTGTATAATTGGGTCAAGGCAAATATCATGACGTTCCATTATACCAGTCATTGAAACACCAAGCAATGCTTCACGACTTATGATTCTTTCAGAGGCAGCACCAAGATATGGAAACTTAGAGAATCCAGCCTGTAATGTGCCAATAACGGCAGCGTAACGACACGCCTCATAAAAATCTTGTTCAGTCTTTACCTTAGCACAATTAATCGTAGAAAGGTTACATGCTTGCCATCCAGTTTCACCAGTTGTTTCGTCAACAGGCCACATTCCAATCTCAACGCAAGGATTAACAATTAGTTCTGTTGAATCTGACCATACAAATCCTGGCTCACCAAACTCTTTAACTGAATTCATCAGTTCTGCAAACTGTTCTTTGGTTGTTTTATCACGAAGAAGCAGTGCTGAATTGTTTGATCGTCCACGCTGTGGGTTATCAATAAACCATGATCCAGTCTTAGCCTTAGCCATTTCTTCGTCGTCTGGTGAGAATACACAGATAGTTGCACTACGACGAACGCCACCGCTAATAACAGCATCAGCACTATACATAACTATATCATATGCTTCAATAGGCGAAAGTTTGCCACGACCAGACTTAATAGCACTATCAAGCACCTTCTTGATGCTTGCTAGGGCTTTCTTTAATGGTTCTGGACCAGGGGCTTTGCCGCCACTAGACTTTAAATAAGCACCAGCGGGACGGATCTGTGAAAAGTCAAATGTAACAGACTTACCAGTATACTCTGGAAATAGATCACAATCTTCAAAGTATGATGATACTATTACACCAACTGCATCTGACCATCCTTCAATTGAGTCATCAATTACAAACTTCTTTGAGCCATTCTTGCTCTTAACAAGGTTTGGTAGTTTGTCTATATGATGTTTTTGCACAGAGAATCCAGTGCCGCAACCACATAGCAATAGATACATGCATTCCTGAAAGAATCTGATACGATCAACATACGATGCGATACAATTATAAATTCTAGCATTGTGTTTTATTACGGGAGGACCGCCAAACTGTAAAGCTCTTTGTGAACCAAGAATTCTTTTCTTCTTCATTCCTTCGTATGCTTCTTCGATGATAGGTTTAATTTCTTCGTCTCCATTAGGAGCATAAACCTCAACCATCATTTGCTTCACTCTATCTACTGCTTCTTGCCATGTTTCTCGTCTTTTCTTTTCTGGAATCCATCTAGCATACTTAGACACAAATGTATAGTTCATCAAAGATTTTAGTGACATATCCCACCCGTCTCCTTCATTATTGTATTGTTATGAGTTGAAGAATTTTTCAATTACCCATTTAATAACCATAGGTAACACTACATACATCAAAATAAATGTTAATACTACTGACTTAGCTTCTATTTCCTTTGAGTTTCTCATGTTGTCTAACACGAAACTCTCACAATCCTTCTTCAACCGGCCTTTAGTTTTATCGTCACAATGATAAATACTAGTACCATTCTGACTGACTATTGTAGCCCATTCATTAGTATATTGCAATGCTAATCTTGCAATTTTCCTACGTTCCTCATCTTTAAATTCTCTGTCTATTTGTGATGAAATTAGATCTACATAAGATATAGATTCATGTGTACCAAAGTTAGCAGAATTGTTTTCATCATATGAAAAACTAAAGTCTGGAAAGTGTTTTAGTTTAATTGATCCACCATCTTCGCCAAGATACACGCCTTGTATTTTAGCTGAGATTGGTATTAGAAATTTTTTCGTTCTAACATATGGCAGATCGCCACCAAAAGAGATATCAATACCCTTGTCTTTTTTGCTGATGGACATAGCCATTTCATCAGGGCATGATAATGAGAATCCAGAAAATTCGTAACCGTTTTTTGAAAAGATTTTTTCTATAGCATTTTTGATATCTGTTAGTTCCATGTTATCTCTCTATTAAGGCCCATGATAAACCACTAAATAAATCCTTTAGACGTTGTTTTTCATCCGTGTCTAACACATGATTATCGTCTGTTACAACGGATTTTAAGAGGTTTACTAGACCATCTGATAACCCAGGATATTTGCCTTTCATTTCTTCTTTGAAGAAATTAGCAGCAGCTTTAGTATATACATCATTTAATTGCTGTGCGTCTGTTTCATACTTTGTAATCCTTGAAGAGAACTCATGATTAAATAATGCTATCTTTGCTCTATCTTCTACCGATGTAACTAAATCAGCAACTGGTTTAACTTGATTGAGAATAGTGTCAGATGGTTTTTCAATATCAAGTAGAGCTTGAACTTCGTCAACTTCATTTTTAATAGGATTCAAGTCTATACTTGGTAATGAACCAAAGAATACAAAGTACAGTAGCCCTATTGCCACAAGAATTCTAAGCATCTTTTTCAACCTCCATGTTATCATTTAACAAGGGAAATACTTCGTCCATTTTTTCTGATGCTGCACTTAATCCATTGCTATCACACGCAGTCTTTAATGCATACCACAATTCTAGAGTTTTAATAAACTCTGACCCATTTGGTAGTGGTATATTTGGGACATTTACGCTCGGCTTCTTCTTAACTGTTAATTTAGCCAAGATGTATGAAAAGTCTACGCTTGTTACTAGCAATCCAATTGCTACTACTAGTGCTACTCCTTTTAATATCATTTCTAAGTCCATTATTCTATCTCCGTTTTTCTTAGTAGGAGTTCTGTCTGTGTTTTCTGACACTGACAATCATCACATGCACATCTTGTTTCACATTGGCATGTTGATTTCTTTATTTTTACAAGAGGAGGAAATTCTACTTCTTCTGCTGGTTCTTCAACTTCCTCTGGTTCTTGTTTGCTGTGGAATGGACAGGGGCTAACATGCCCATCACCCTGAACAATTTGACCTGTGCCTTTACAAATACATTTAGCAGGGTCTTCATCTGGGCCGCTTGGAGGTTCTGGTACATCAATATTGTATACTTCCTTCTCTGCTAGATCAAAGGATGCTGATATCTGAGCCTTCCACTGATCTACCATGCTAGCATATATCTGCACAATATCTTCATCGGAAATTGCATAAGCAAACGTTGAAGATGCAGCGATTAGGAATGCAATAACTAAATTTTTCATATCATTTCCTATGGAGTGGTGTAATAATGAACATCGTCAAAACGATCTGTATAAAGAGTTTCTAACGTTTCATATGAAGCACTGATATCATAAACACCAGTTGATGAACTATATGCACCAGTATTAAAGCACATTACTACGGTTGTTGCATTTTGTGGAACAGGATAAGTACCTACCCCAGAAACTGCGAATGTAACCACATCTGTTGTTGCCATTATTTATTCTCCTAAAAAACTTGATCTAAGGTCCAATCGACCTTACGAGGTGGAAAACCATCTACATCACTAAATACCCATGATCCATCTTGTGCTAACATTCCAGCAGCATCGCTTTCACGAATCCAGAATGAGCCATCAGGTTGATCCAAAGCTTTAGGTCCACCATTCCAAACGCCCCACGAATTTTGAACGCAGAATAGTGTTTCGTTATGTCTTTCTTTAGAATCATCAACAGCTACCCAAGCCATCGCATGACTCCATGAACCAGATCTTTTTGCTATGCCCTTTGAGTCACGCTTAGAACTAAATCCATAGCCAGAGCATACACTAATAGCATAACCATTGGCGATAGCATCACGGGCTTCTCTTACTGTTTTTACTAGTGATATGGTTTTTACTTGGTGCTTTTTTGCTTGATTAACTAGTTCGCTTGGAACACCTCTTCTGCCCCATCCAGCACCTAGCATACCATCGTATTTTGATAAGTCAATACTGCCATATTTTTGACGAAGCAATACGCCGCCATTTTGGTGTACGAATCTAGCGGCACCAGAACATGACATACCCTGACCACCATGACCTCTTGATCCATATATGCCTTCGGTTGCACCTTTTGCTACCCACTCTTCTCGCTCACCACCTATTATTTCTGTACTGCGTGTAACATCCACCGCCGATCTAGTGGAGTGGGAAACACAATCCCCCGTTACCTGTCGTTCAGTATAACCAAACGATGGATCAAACTTTTGTACATTCTTATATAGAAGTACTACTTTGCCTTCGCCAGAGCCATATAAAGAATAAGCGGCAGCACCGAACAGAGGATGAGGTAACTCACCAAGGAGTTTATCAACATCCTCTGGATCACAGTACGACCCTACAAAACCTTCTTTATATGCATTAAGAAGTTCTCTAGGAGTTTTGAAATCAGGCATCGGTTTCTTTCTTTGTGTTATTTTTCATCCACTTTACTAAAGTATCAATACCAACTGTTACAACTGGAACAAGCAGGACACCCGTTGTTCCAAGATCTACATTTGATACATTTTCACCAACATATGTCAACATTGCTGCTAAACCAACAAGCAATGCATTTTTACCAAGATTTACAACATCAGTTGTGTTTAACGAAAATTTCTTTGAGTCACTCATCATTCTACCTCATTTTTCTGAAATACTGATTAAAAATCCTCCGTGCTTATCTTCACTAATCCTATATGGATATCCGACTATCCTTATGTCTTGTCCGTCTGATGTTTTGGTATTTCTTACAAACTTACGATTCATTTGTAAACATGATCTAAAATCGTCTAGTAGTTCCTCACGATCTTCTTCTTCAATACATGTTAACCAATCGTACCCCTCAAGACCTTCTGGAGTTTTTGTCATTTCGCACAGATGTATATTATTCCAGATCAATCTACCTTCTGTATCTGTCTCAAACAAGGCAACGTTGCTATAGTGCAATGCCGCTTTTGTTCTTTGTTCAATAATTTTTTGTCTATGCTCAATTCTACCACAGGTGCCCCTAAGATCTATTATAGCATCCTTCAGGCTATTTCCACCATTCGTCATCAACTCTTTTTTGATTTGTTCTACGGATTCCTTGAAATATTCATGATTCTTTAGCATGTCCATTACAGGCTTAATACCTTTAACCCAAATTACACTAAACAAAGTTCCTAAACCACCTAGAAGACTAAAAATCAATGCTGCCATTTCTGTTTCTAAGTTTATCACTATGGTGCCTTTCTATTTGATAAACAAACCAGTGCCCCTTGCGAGGCACTGGAGTGTAAAAAAAGTTAAGCTTCGTAACTATCTTTAGCTTTGTATTCATCAGTAGTAGGTCTACCAAGACCACCAAAGTGATAAGTAAGTTCACCAGGAACTGCTCTAGTTGGTGAGGCTGCATCGTCAGAGGCGGCTGTTGAGCCATCATCAGCCTGAACAAAGTTTGATGCATCTCCAGCATTATTACCCTTTGTGCGACCTGGAACCATAGCTGTTGATGGTTTTGCTAAAACATCAAAAGAAGCAGAAGCATAAGCACCAATCCTTCTTGTTGATACAACTTTATGAATAGTATCACGACCAACACCATCGTACTCGGCACCTGGAACAGTGAGTAGAGTTGTTGCATCGTTGTTAATCTTTGAAGCACTATCACCAGCAGCTTTGAGGATGAAATTACGTTCACCTTCTTGAGCATTTGGGAAATAGGCCAAGCCACCTGTGCCACCTGAATTAGCTGTTGTTACTCCAGCATAATCACCAACTGTTCCATCATTAGCAACAATTTTGGAACCGTAATCACTGGAACCTATTGCAAGATTATTAAGGTTAAGAACCTGTGTCATTGGGCTATCGCCCAATGTTCCAGCCGCTAGAACTGTTCCGCCATTATTAACGGTAGAACCTGAACCCTTTGCTGTTGTTGAAGCCATGTTTATATCTCCAAGTTTCTATCTAAACTAAATCCTATTTTTTCCTTTTTATTTATCCAAGTCCTATTTAATTATACACATGAACCAAAACTCTTTTTGATTTTTCCAATAGCTTTATTGAGTTTCTTTCTTGTTGTCTCTCTATTTGAGTTTCTTTTCTTTGCCATTTCTTCGATTGTGAGATTGCTGATCTTGTCAATAATAAGAGACTTACTTTCTTCATCCTCTAGCTCGTCTAAAAGATCTATAAGCATACTGTCTGCACAATTGTTAGAAATATTATTATGCAGCTTTCTGTTAGACCTGGACTTGTTGATAAACTTGACTTCTTTAATACACTCAATAAAAACTCCGTTGTACAAATAAGTTGTAAACTTGGTATTCTTTTCTTCTTTAAAGTTGAGAAATGCTTTCCACAGTGCATTCATTTGACATGTGTAAATAGAATCTGTGTCAAGCTGTTTTCTGAAGCTATTTGATGCCTTATTCATTATCCTGATTATATTTTTATCTTTGAGTGCTTGTTCAATTTTTGTGTCTATGCAATTTGTCATATTGTATCAATCTCCTTTAGGTAAAATAACATCCTCAATGTTTTTTCTTACATCTGTAAAGTTGAACATAGTTCCAACTCCAACAAAAAATCTGTATCTGCTACAAATTTTTAAAACTTCTACGCCCGGTATAGTATTCAGTTTTTCCTTGATGATAGGCGTTATATCAAAATTAGTATGCCCCATCCAGCAGTCAAAATTAGATAGTATTGTCATTTCTTTTAGCAATTCCTCTGACATCGGAATTATATTCGCTGCACTTGGCAAGTCAATGTTTAATTCTGGATCTTCTTCTTCGTAATCCTCTATTTCGATGTTTTGGTTAAATATGTTCTGCATCACCGTCTTTAACATTGGACATGAAAGCTGTTTTTCCATTACATCTTCGTATTTTTGCCAACCAATTTTTGATTTACTCATGTCTTAACTCCTTATAGTATGTCAGATGGGCTTATGCATGGTTTGCTCCTTTTTTGTTCCTTGGCTGTTTTATTTACGTATTTTTTACTTTGATTACCAATCATTATAAGAAACTTTAAAGCTTCTTCTTCAAGACCTTGTTTCATAAGACTTTTGTGAATAATTTCTACAGTTTCAGTGTAACCAGAGTCTTGCAGAATTACATTTAGGACATCTCCAAGTCTTATTATGTTTTCATCAGAATAGTCTTGTATGCCGACATCTATCTTTACAGAGTCATCTCCCTCTGCAATGTAGTATGTAATCGCTACATACGTTTGATCTTCGTAGTTCGACTGAGACTCGTCG